GAAAGGTCAATTGTGGCAAGGTTGCCACTAACCGAACCTTCTTTGGCTAATTGCTGATTTCGGAACTGATCTGACAGGTTAATATGAAGCTTGCGCCTCATCTTATCCTTTACGAACGAATCAAACGCAAGCTGGACGGCTAGATTGCCTTCCGGCTCGCAAGCGATTGTTCTATCAGTTTTCCAGTTCTTCCGAACGGTCACAACACGGTTGCACAGTGTTTCCCGATAAGAGAGTTTACCGTAACCATAATGGCTATTGGCGAGCTCTATATACGGAATGGCTGTGCGTGTAACAGGTATAGCTCTCTTACTCACCTTTAAGTGAGGGAGAGCCTGCCTGCGACTCCGTGTCGCTGAAGCTCCGCTAGTGATCCTGAGTTCCGACGGTAGTCTGTCGTAAAACTCAGCAATGTCGCCCAGGGTATCATAAATAATACCCTGCGCCCGGTCTATTATGCGCCTCACTTCAGGAGAAATCCTGTCCTGATTTGCGTAATAGTGATCTAACCTTTTGTTGGTCAATCGGCACAAAAGCTCAGCCCTCTCGAAAGAGAGCTTAGCAGCCTTTTGACAAACATCCGGATTAGAGAATGCAGGGTTCTTTTTAAAGAACGCTGCAACCTGGCGTGAAAAGCGACATAGATCCTCTGTATGAAATGCCAGAGGAATATGATCACTAGCTTCGCATAAGCGAGCGACATTTCGTTGCCTAATCCATCCCAGGACTAGGTTTCGAACGTCGTCACTAATGTGACCCTTCTGGTCACTAACGAAGTTTTCACATAGTGTGAAAGCTAATGCTTGTAGGTCCATTGCGGATCCTCCAATAAGTGTTACCAGCGTAAGTAGTCGCCAAAGGCGAACTGCTCTGCGAAGGCCAAGAGTAGTACGAGTCCTACCAAAAGTAGTATTCGTGCTATAGGCGAGATTGAGCTAAAGCCGACCTGTTTCAACAACTTCAACACCTGAATCAAGTTAGTAAAGAATTTTACTTTCTTGAGGGCGTTGATGATATTGAGCAGGTCTTTAAGCGGCTTTAAGCTTAAACCAGCCATTCTTGGGTGTTCACAGTGTTGGCAAATTCGTCGCCCGCGATAACATCGCGGAAGACTGCCAACATAGCTGTTACATCAGCTGCGATGCCGTCTTTAGGACGACGAATCGTGGCTGTGAACGTAACACGTGACGGTAGAACGTCACCATTAGCATCTTCGGTTGCTGAGAGCACTGTGACAGTGTCCTCGATTACAACCTCGTTGCCAGAAGGTACCTTACGCTTTTGCAGAACCAACACCGGCTTTAAAGCGGTGTGGGTAGCCTGCGTATAAGTACGAGAGTTTCCATTATCGGCAAACTCAGTGAGCACAGTAGCCATTGCGGCCATGATGTATCTCCTTTATAGTCTTAACGATCGCGAAAAGGCTCCCGATTTCAGGAGCCCGTAAGCAATCGCCGCAAGATCAGCGATCTTGCCAATGTCCAGACGGACATTGAAGAACGGACGTAAAGGTATTGTCATAGGCGTTCGAGTGGTGAGGATAAGATTAGCCTCACTGGATCCCTGATCTAAATCCCACGTATATGTGGGATGATAGACAGTATATCCAGTGGGGGTTATCCGTCTGTTGATAGTGGCATAAATGCCACCAGCAGCAGTATACTCCTCCACTGTCACTAAGAAGGAAAGCCCTTCAAGCCACGTACCAACGTCTAAGAACCAATCTATGATAAAGGAAAACTTTATCAATTCCCAGCCAGTTATGGCCGGGTTGAATTGAAACTTAGGTGGTTGGATATCCGCGGTTACATTACCACGAGTAGAAACATGGATAGTATCAATAACGGACCATGTGGCCGTTAGAGATGTACCCTCTTTATACTCGTAAGTAGATGTCGCAATATGGTTGGATTGAGATCCAGCCCTATGCGTGAAGCGCTTCCGTTTCTCGTCTAACGAAGAGAGCACTTTGTTAAGTTCGACTATGTCGTACCACAAAATGCGCCATCCGTACCGATATTCTAACCAATTTTGCGCAACTTTTGACAGTTGCATGAGTTCTTTAAACCGCTTTTTAAGGTCCTTAAACAAGGACACGGTTTTACGGAACTCCGCAATAAAGGTGAGACTATCGGGCGGGAAGAATGAATCATTCAGATCACAAGATTGTTGCAATCTTGGAACAAATTTTTCCTGGATTACAGTTCTTAATTGGCTCTCGCCATAAACGATATTGT